TTTTTCGCTTACTCTGCTCACTTTTATATACCTTGAAATACACAAAAAATGGCTCAAAGCCTTGTAAATCAAAGCTTTGAGCCTTTTCACACTGATGAGACACCCGGGACTCGAACCCGGGACAACTTGATTAAAAGTCAGTACAAAAACACCCTTCAACCTACCTAAATAAGCCATTCTTCTATCTGAAAGTTGCAAAAAAGGTTGCATTTTTTAATGTACTTAATTTAGTGATAAATTATTTAGACTCAGGAGTAGGAGTTCCATCCTTTTCCTTTAAAACATCAATAGCCTTAGCTATTACACTCGGAACGGGTATGCCCATCAACCCGGCATTTTCTATTATTGATATAGACTCATTTGCTATAAAAGCAATTATAACTGCATCCTTTATATAAGACGTATGCATAACAATATCGAGCCTTACTGCTACAAGCACAATAAGAAGCGCGACTCCTTTTCGACATAACCCCTTAAAGCCTGCTCTGGATTCAAGTGCTCCTGATTCAGACTTTTTACTTTTCTTAAAAACTCCCGCAACAATGAGTCCGGTAGCATAATCAATAGACATAAAAACAATCAGAGTGATTAAAGCATCACTCCATCCCCCGAACGCCATTGCAATAAAACCTCCTACTGCTCCAACTATTGAATATACAACATTTGCTTTCATTTTAACCATCCTTTCTATTCTGCAAGTCCATATGTTTTTAAATCTGGGCTCTCAGTATCATAATCCTTCTGATATCTACCATCTTCGTCTACCCAATGATATATATGTTTATTGTCATTTTTAATGTAAACACTGCGAGCCATAACTCCGGATTTTGTTAGATAATATGATTCATTCTCTATATCAATCCACTGCCCAGCAAGCATTGTACCATCAGCAGGATTAAGATAGTACCAGTCCTTGTTTTGCTTGAACCACCCACTGATCGAGTATCCTGCACCATCAAACGCATACCACCTCTCGTCTATATACATCCACTTATCTCTTACAACTACCCCATTAATTTCATACATCCACTTGCCATTAAACTTATTCCACCCTGTAAAGTTTTTTTTCTTATGACTTTCACAAGCCTTGAATGCACACCAACTAATAAACTGTTGACACCAATACGCTGGAGTGTAACCATACCACTTCCCGTATTTAGTATAATTTTCCATACCGGCATTCCCAGCCTTGCTCTCAATGTCTTTATCGCTAGCTTTCTCAAGATATCCTATTTCTTTCCTTGCTATTTCAATCAGTTCCTCAATCGTACAGGTTTCATCACCAAATGACGGCGTCCCAAATCCATCAATTCTATTCCTGTTGCCAACTTCACTAAGTTTGAATACATAAATTTTTCTTGCAACACCTCCACCATTCCTCTCAAAAGCTTGCACAGAAGTATTTCCTTCAATAGTAGTCACTGTATATGTACCATCTTTTTGTTTGACATCTTCAACAATTCCAACATGTGCTACTCTACAAAGTGAATTACTGTAAAAATAAACAATATCCCCATTATGTGGTATCTTGCTATAAGCATTTTCTTTTATAAAAAAACTTTTTCCAGTAGGCGTGTACTGACTATACCCACCTCGTAAAAGCTTCTTTCCACTTAAAAAAGCACTATCCATTTTTATCTCCTTTCTAAAAAAGAGCTCTGAATAATGATTTCTCATTTTCCATAGCTCTCTCATTCCTTACTATTTTCCTACTGCATTTGATGGCGTTGCTGTAATCCCTTCAATGATTCTATAATTATCATCATTTTCTCCATTTTTCTTCATTTCCTCAAGCCTATTCTTAACCTTTTCTCTCCAGAACTTAGGTACATCTTCCAATTCCTTTAATCCATGAATTATTTTATAAACATAAAAAGCTATCATTTTATAACCTCCCCTGTTTTTTCATTTGTTCCAACATTTTCTACAAAACTTGCAGTCATAGCAGAAATGTCTTCTATCGCTTTATCCTGAACTTCTACAATTTCTTTCACCCTCTCAAGCTCAATTTCTAAATCCTGAATTTTTTCAAGCTCTATTTCTGCCTTAATCTTCTTGCCCGGCTCTACTTTTATTTGTTTTATTCGCCTATTTTCATACTCCGCTACAACAACATCTCCGGCATACACCAAAATTCTTTTCAAATTTTCAAGTGTTAGCTCATTTACAAAATCTGCAAATTCTGTAATATTTTCAAAACTAACTGATAAACTGGCTTCTGTGCTTTCGCGATCTACACTTAACCTAGTTCCATTTTTAAGAATGATGTAATTTTCCATATATTCCTCCTATATGATTTTTGTCCAATTATCCCTTTGATACTCTGATATCGTATGGTTGCCACTACCTGGATGTCTCATGAATCCTTTCCATATACTTCCTGAATACATACCAATTGCAAATACAGGTATTTGCCAAGCTGGAAGTTGTGCAAGCACAACTAAATAAAAATTCTTCTCTTCACCTTGTGGCATATCCCATACATTGTTAGGATCATTATTATATATTCCAATTTGAGTAAGTTCTCCCCTCCAAATGATCTGCCCTCTTATTTGAAATACCTGTCCTATTTTGTCGCTCAATGTTTTCCCCATCACGGCATCAAGTGCTGCAACTCCTGCCTGTGTAGCCAAAGCATTATTCACAAGTGCCGGAGTTGTACCCGGAACTCCCTGTGCGCCCTGTGGCCCCCTCTCTCCTTGTTGGCCTCTATCCCCCTGTGGTCCTTTAATATTTCCAATCAATATTCTTGCCATATTTCCTCCTAATCTATAACCAAATATAAATTACCTGTACTCTGCTCATATTCAAAATTAGGCGGAGTTTCTCCGTCAGGTGTTACAACATATAAATCTCCTGAAGCATCAACTTCTAATGTGAAAAAACCACTTGCAGTAGCTGTTATTCCACTTGCTCCTGTCGCTCCCTTTTCTCCTCTGTCTCCTTTATCACCTTTAAATTCACCCGCTTGAAGCCTTCTGACAATATCATCCCTGACTAAATCTACAGCTTGAGCAGAAGTATTTGCAGTATTTGCTGCTGCATTTGCTCTTGATATTGCCGGCTCTAAGTCAGTTAGAGTTGTATTGATATTTTGTGCTGACTGATTAACATCATCTATTGCTTCATTTACAGAGCTTTGTATTTTTTGAAGCGCTCTGGAATTTGCACTTCTAACTTCTTCCCCGTAAATAGCCTCTTCCCACTCTCTTATTTCTCTTGTAAGATCTATCCTTGTACTCATATTTACTCCTTAAGATGTACTTTCTCTTATCTTTCTACGAATCATATCTTCAATTTCTTCTCCATTTACAACCAATTCACCTTCTACTCTAACCTGACCGTCATTAACTAAAAACACCGTATTCTCTGATCCACGCCCTTGCTGATAACCTGCCCATAAATACCATCTTCCATGTCCACCATCGGCACCACTCATTCCGGTACACTCATCACTTGACTGCAGTATATGTCTCGATGTATCTCTTACTTCAAAATCTCCAATTCTAACATTTTCTTTATTTGCCGAGAAATAGATTTCACTACCACCTTCTATCGTAGTTCCTTCTATGCTTCCACCTTTGATGCTGTTTCCCTCTATTGACGAGCCTTTTATTGTAGTTCCTTCTATGTTTCCGCCTTTGATGCTGTTTCCCTCGATTGATGAGCCTTTTATAATTCCCTTATTTACAGAAATACCGTTTTTATCAATAACGCAAAGTGTCTCATTGTTTGTACTCTTTACAAGAATCTGACCGTCTCGCCCTGTTCCGTCTCCTCCAACCTCAAGAGTTCCGCCTCTAATTCTGTCAGCAAGCATTGTACCAACATCAATGAATTCAGCCCTCAAGTGCCCGTCAATAGTCCAAGCATTTAGGTATTCTCCATTAACTCCGTTTCTACTAAAGCCAATTCCGTTCTGATTTATCTGTATAACATTAACCGCCTGAGCCTTATTGGCAGTGTCCATAACAAGAATTCGCCAAGGTTGTACCAAATCACCATTATCATTAAACGTATCGAGCACCACTGCTCCACCTTTAACTCCTGTAATTGTCTTTAACCCATCATCTAACTTATTATTGATTGTTAGTGCCGTGTCTTTGATCTCCCTAGTCATATTCTGTTCTAGTACAAGAGATGCATCGCTAACTTTTGCTGTATATGTGCTTTGCCTCATTCCAAACGTGAACACATCTCTTTCCGGTTCATCCAAATGACTTTCTTTTTCAGTTACAAAATACATAGTCTCTAACTTATGAAATGGACTGATTACTTTTGTATTTCTTCCGACTTTTATTGGACTCATTGTACTATCTATATGTGATAAATCGACTGCAGATAACTTAAAGCTATTAGGAAGTTCTTTACTTAAGACCTCTTTTCTGGCCTTCTTTAGTAAATTTTCAGGAAGAGTAACATCATCCCAAGACTTTGTACCCACAATAACTCCGTATCGCTCTATAAGTGCCGGATTGTCCACATAATCAATACCGCCGTTAACAGTTTTTATTGTTATTGCTACTTCATTGACCTTTGCTCCGGTCGGTATTAATCTTGTATAAAATTCATTATTGTTTTCACTTGACTCATAATCGATCAGGTTTTCATCAACACTAATTATCTGTGTATTATCGTCCCCATAATTCCATATATAATCAAGAAAAATCACTCCATTTTCATGTCGTGTCTTTAAATATCCCCCTAACAGCTTTGTCAACTTTGCATCCAGTTCTTCAAGCGTCTTTATATAACTATTGTTTTCTCTGTGTATGTAATCATTAGAATCCGATACAACAATACTTCCTGTATATATTCTTTTTTCCGTCTCAACCTGTGCATTGTGGTTACCAAGAATATAATCAATATAACCTCTAACAGTACCGCTATAGCCATATGACACTTGTATAGAATCATTTAAAAGTCCAAGTTCACCCTCACAAATAACTGTTTTAGTATTGTAAAAGTCTTTGCTTATGTTGATAACTCTTCCATACCAAACTTCTTCACCATCTCTCTCAACGCTTATATATGTCTTATACATAACAACATCTTCATAATTTGGATGAAAAAGATTTATATCAAATTCTAATGTTCCGGACTTTCCGACAATCTCTTTTAAAACAGGTGTTACTACTTGATCGTCACTATAGGGTTCTGAGAGCATAAATGTTCTACCATTTAATATTCCTTTTATAGCGTACATTAAAGTATTCCCCCTTTGTAAATAATTGAGATTACTCCGTTACCAATAAACCTATATACATTATCACCTTCTTTTGTTGCCAACCTGTATATGTTGTTATTTCCCGGTGCTAAGTTATAAGTAGCTCCGTTAAACTCCACTTGCATACTTGAGCTTGAAATAATCAAAGGTATTACCGGCTTAGATAAGCCTCTGATATTTAATGTATAACTTCCATTGACAGCAATGTTCTTATATCTTCTAATAATGCCCGTTTTAAAATTAAACGAATTCCATAACCACTTATCTCCCAGCTCCGCATTAACCTCTAGCTTATATGGTTTACACTCACATTCTATTGACACTGTCGAAAAAGGCTTATATTCCTTGTCAAAAGATACCTTACATCTACCCTCATAATAATAACCCTTGTCATTATCAAGAATTATTCTGTGATTTTCTCCATGTAAGTAATTTGCAATCTTTGACATATTCATTGCCCATTCACCTGCAGATGTTTCTTTAACCAAAAAGGTAGCCGATATCACACGACTACCATACATGACCTTTCCAAAAACTTTTGTTAAGTCTATGAATCCATCTGCACCACTTAATTTAACTATATTAGTCTTTACTTCCGGGAAGCCTACTTCTATATCTTTACAAACTAACCCAAAATCATTAAACGTATGCTTATTACCAAATGTAATGCCCATATCTCTCATTTCCATTACACAGCACCTCTTAATTCCAAGCTACTTGTAGACCCTAATGCACGATTTACTTCAGGGCTTGCTATCCTTCCAACTTTTTTACCGTCCATAACTATATAAAACTTAGATAACGCATCTGTTATATTGCCAAGTATATCAATTGATTCGCTTCCACTTGATGTAGAATCAATTGAATCCATCGTCAATTGAGTTGAACGTGCCTCTTGCATAATTCTTGCATTTACTTCGTCAAATGTAATAGATTTTGCGTTTCCGTTAATTCCTTCTGCAATTCCTGCCGGAATATACTTACCAATCTCGTCTCTCATAAGCCTTGAAGGCGAATGAATACCAAGGAAGTTCTTTGCTGCATCAAATGCTTCTTTGGCTGCGTTCTTTGCCGCCTCTGCAACCTTTCCTGCTGCACTCTTTATTCCATTGGCCATTCCCTCAATAAGCTGTTTACCAATATCAATTAAATTAATACTCTTTACCGTACTGATAATTTCACTCCCAAGCTTTGTCATTTCAGAAATCACACTTGAAACTTTTCCTGCTATTCCACTTGCCAATCCTGCTATTATCTGAATACCTGCCTGCATAAGTTGAGTCTGTAGAACCATTATAGACTTGACTATACTTAATGCTAAATTTGCTATTGCAGATAGTATCTGTGGCATTGCCTGCACAAGTCCGCTTAAAAGAGCTCCTATTATCTGTACTCCTGTTGCTAAAATACCCGGCAAATTTGCAACTAAAGTCTTTACTATTTCAATTATTATTTCAGTGGCCTTAGATACTAAACTAGGAAGATTTTGAGCAATTCCATTTATCAGCGATGTTATAATCCCAACTCCGGTTGTTATGATTGTTGGTAAAGCTGATACTAATGCCTGTACCATATTTTGCATCACTTGAATAGCTGTCTCTATAATTTGAGGTAATGCGCTACCAATACCGTCGATTAGTGCCTTTAGTATTTCCATACCTTTTTCCAAAAATTCAGGAATACCGTCTGCAATTTTTTGCACTAAACTTGATATTATTTCTGCAGTATTGCCAACCGCTTCACCATTAAGTGACATCATTCCTGTAATAAATCCTGTAATTATTTGAATGCCTGCAGTAATCAATTCAGGTAATGCATCCATAACAGTACTTATTATGTTTCCGATAACGTCCATCATTGACAATGCAATATTCACCTTTCCGTTCTCAAATCCTGACAATATTCCAAGTATCAAATCTGCTCCGGATTTCAAAAGCATCGGCAATGCTGTCGCTATCGCTGTTATCAGACCGCTTATAATTGTTCCTGCTGCTGAAATAATATTTGGTAGTGCTGACACAAGTCCACTTACCAAATTTGTTATAATCCCAACACCACTCTGTAACAGCTGTGATAAATTAGTTGATATTCCTGAATTTAATGATGTAACAAAGCTCATTGCCGAACCTTGCCAATCATAGTTAATCAGCGTGTTTGCAATCTCTGTAACCAAGTTTGTAATGACTGATAAAACCTTAGGAATACCTGCAACTATGCCTTCAGCTATTCCAACAACCAGTCCCGGAACTGCAGCTAGTATATTACCAAGCATAGGCATAAGATTGTCAAAAACAAATGTAAATACACTTTCAGTTAATGCCTGTAGTTTCGGACCTATATCTTCACCAAGCGCAATAGATCCCATTAAATTTTGGGCGGCCGCCTTCATTGCAGACATAGATCCCTCAAATGTCGTTGCACCCTCTCTTGCTGTTGTTCCGGTAACTCCTAATTCATCTTGTATAACATGAATTGCACTGTACACATCCGACAAGTTGTTCATATCATACTTGACTCCTGTCAGCTTTTGAGCATCCGAAAGCAAACGCTCCATCTCAGTTTTTGTACCGCCATATCCCAACTTGAGGTTATCAAGCATATTATAGTTTCCTTTAGCAAACCCTTGGTACGCCATTTGTATACTGTCCATTGATGTGCCCATCTTATTAGCATTATCTGACATATCAATAATAGCGGTATTTGCCGCCTCTGCCGCCTTTGCCGTATCTCCGCCTACACCTTTAAGCAAAGCGGCCGCAAAGCTTGTTGAGGTTTGCATATAGTCATTTGCACTCATTCCGGCTGTCTTATATGCCTCATTGGCATACTTTATCATTGTATCCGAAGATTCCTTATACAATGTCTCTATACCACCTATAGACTGCTGCAATGCACTTCCTTCGCTAAGAGTAGACTTTATCAGTGCTCCAATTCCTGCCGCTGCGATCGCACCCTTAATAGCACCTACAATATTTAGTCCGGCACTATTTCCCGCGCTCTCAGCCTCACCTCCAAGTTCTTCAGTCAACCTGCCCTTTATTCCATCTGCCGAAGGTATAATTTGCACATATGCCTTAGCAATTTCTGTTCCTGCCAAATATTCACCCCCTCATCTTATTCCAGGCATTTTCAAAACTCTTGCCATCACTGAAGCCAACAATGTCATCTACATTATCGGCATTTTCAATTTCATCAAAGAGCGACTTGGGTTTATTTCTATTCTTAGCCCCGTCTCTCGTTTTCATCCAAACTACCAGTCTAAGATAATCAACAATCATCATCTTTAAAGCTTGATCAACGCTAAACTTTGCTCCTGACAGTAGCATCTTACTTCTACTATCTTCTCTTAACCCTGCTACTAATATAGCAATAAAAGAAGGCTCATATGCCTCATAGTTGTATATATGATACACTTCTGCAAGATCGCATATCATAGCTTCTTCATTGCACATCATAGCAGCAAGGATTAAGAGTTTTTTAATTCTTTTACACTCTCACAAACATCTGTGAATAGTTCGCTTATTTTTTCTATCGGAACTCTACCCTTATCATCAGCTAAAAATTCCAACATTCTCTCGAACTGTTCCTCACCAAATATCTTTTCCATGGCTTCGGAATAAAGAGTGATATCATCATTTTTTGACGCTCTGGCCAACATTCTTATCATTCTAAAATCATTAAGATTTTTCTCATCGATCTCAAACTCAAAACCGTTCTTTGATTTTCCTGCTATCATTCTTTAACCCTTCTTCATATACTCAATATGTGTATTTCCCTCTGTATTCGGTAATGCCGAAACAGTAACCTGATAGCCTAATGCTTCACTGTCAGCATACTTAATCTCACCTGTCTCAGTTATCTTTCCATTAGGTATTACAACTCTTTTAGCAACATTATCCCTAAGGATCATATCAATGACATATACGGCCTCTTCTCTTTCCTTAGAATTAGCCTTTATAGTAATGCCGGCAGAGATATCACCTGCAACATTATCCTCACCGTATATCATTTTTAAAACTTCAACATTCAAACCCTCAATCATTGTGAACTCAAATGTATCAGGTCTCTCTTTCTCAAATTCTAATACAGTATCGCCGCCCCATGCCTTAACAGAGTCTGTTTCAGCCGAATTTGAATTTGTTACTCCATCCTCTGAAATATAACCAAGGTTTTTAAATGCCTGGTCCAACTCACTTACCGCATCACCTGGTATTGCAGTACCAAGCGGTGCTCTAAACACCGCTCCACCTACCTTCGGTTTACCGGTAGTTACATTCTTAGCATTATTCTTAGACATTCTTGCTCCTTTCTAAATAAAAAGCACTCTGAATCAATCAGAATGCTTAATCAAAAAACACAATATTATATACAGCTTGGTATCGGTACCTTTTTGTTGCTGTATCTGTAAAATTATAATCACTATTCAGTTTACAGCTACTTATCTCAGGTAACTCTATCATCTCATCCATTGCCTTTTTAACTTTATCGTTTAGCACTGCTGCATTAAGCAAAGTATCGGAATATGATTGTAATGCTACCGTTGCATGATAAATATAATCTTCCATTCCTGATGATGTCTTTTCAACAATAATGAACTCTTTTGGCGGACTTTCAGGAATTTCCGCATATACCTTTATTCCAAGCTTATCTCTTAGATATTTTATAATCCTACTTTCAATCATCTATGAACCGCCCTTAACAAGGTATTATTTCTCATATTCATCTCATAACCTCGTCTATTCCTATTGCTGACACTCGCATATGCTCTTGTACCTGCAATTCTAACTTCAAAGTCTCCACCGGCCTCATTTGCTATTCTTGTAGCCTGTTCTTCTACACTTGATTGAATTTCTTCACTCTTAAGCATAGCCCTGATACCGGGACTGTTTAGTTCAATTCTTACTTTATCCATTGTATCTTTCCACCATGACTTTCTTATTCCAATCAAGTGGAATCAAGCTTTCAATTCCTTCCTGTGGAATACCAAATGTCTTCCAAGTGTTACCAAAAAATCTAACTCTTTTATTTTCCCAATTATGATTATCACCTTTAGGAATTGCCAGAGTATAGACGGCTGTTCTTCCATAAAGCTGTGTAGAATCAGTTATATCGGTAGATGATGCAGGTGTAACTAATACATTACTAACGATAACTTCTCTCTCAGTTAATATTTCTGCACCAAACTCATCTTCTCCATCTGCAACAGTTTCAAGCAATACAATATCAATTCCCTCAATTCTCGCCATATAACTCTATCGTCCTCAATCTTTGCCTTCTAAGTCCCAGTCTTGAAAGTTCCGACTTTTTTATAAACAGTCCTCCACCCGGTACTAAATAAGTACCACTCCAACTATATCCAAGTGCTGATTGAGATTCCTGTGTAATCGGCTCACTATCTGTTGAAGTCATAAGTGTTCTGGCAACTACATCAACTACCACGGACCGCACAACGCTTCCGTATATGCTAGATTCTTCTATTAGTTTATCCAGGTCTTTACCTACCTTTTGAGCCTCTACTCTGAGCGAATCTGAAACAATAACAAGTAACGCTGTTGCACGTTCTTCTTCTCCGGCCTTTAAAGGTCTCCACAAGGTACTCACATCATTAATCGTTGCAAATGCTGTCATTGCTTATCACCATTTTTAGGCTTCTCTTTTTTGGTTTCTTTTATTTCTATCCAGTATTTACCCTGAATAGGGGAGGCGGATTCAACAACCGCCCCTGTTACTGTATTTTGATATTTCATAAACTTAAGCCTCTGTAATTCTTGCAAAGAATTCAGGTGCCAAAATTCCCCAACCGATATAGATTTCAGTTCTCAAGTATACCTGATTGTATCCCTTTAAATCTTTTCCGGAATTATCAGGATCACCATACTGAATTACTTCAAGTGGGATCTCTTTTGCAATTCCCCATTTAAAAGCATTTGAAAAGTCACCAACATAAGCGTGCACCTTTGAAGTTGCAAAATTTACAGTGTTATTTGTGTCAGACATTCTTCCGGCAAACGCCTCCGGATTTCCTCCAAATCTGAATTCAGGATATAAAGTAATTCCATTCGCTTTGATTTTAGACATTGCAGCACCGAATGTTTTAGAAAATGCAAAACCTGTTACATCTCCTTCAGAACCATCTACCAATGCAATCGCTGCATCAAGGTTATCATCTGCATTTGCTGCTGCATAAGTTACTTGCTGTGAAACCAAGGAATCAAAGTTGTTTGTGCCAATTACAGCTGAAGCAGTTTTTGTTCTTGGATTTAATCCATGGAATGCACAGATATCCAAGCCTCTGGCAACTTTAGCCGAAAAACCGTCGTTAAATGCTCTTAATACATCTAACTGTTTTTCCTCTGATGCATACAAGAACTCATCTGAGATTCTTGCACCATACTCCAATTTGATTGGAATCATTTTTACCGGTTCAAACTTGATTCCACCTTCTGTTTTTTTACCGTTTTCTGCTACTACATCAACCTCGTTGTCCATTGAAAAAGTCATCATTTCATTTCCAACAAATGAGATAGGTATCTGACCTGATAACTTTGCTAATGTTGATTTCCCTTTTACTTTGTTTAATAAATCTGCTACTAATTCCGGCTGAAATAATGTTCTTGCTTCGTTTGCCATTTTTTATTCTCCTTTTAATTCTTTCAACATGCCTTTTAAGGCTTTATCTTTCGAATCTACATTCGGTTCAGTACTCTTAAGCGGTGGCTCATGATGAGTGTTTTTAATCCATCCGGCCAGTTTTTCAGCGTCTTTCTTTAATGCTTCCTCACTATCTCCCTGAACCCTTGAAACCATATCGTAAGGCAAGCCTGCCTCTAAAGCTATTCTCGTTTTTACTGAGTCGGTCTCATACTGCTTTAGTTTCGCATCTTTGATTGCTGCATCCTCAGGTGAAAGATATCCTTTATACTTCTCCTTCACTTCATCTGCAGAAAGGTAGCCCTCATACTTGCTTGCTACATCCTCCGGAGATAAATATCCCTCAAATTCTTTTCTTACACTTCTTTTCGCCTGCTCTACTCTTTCCACAATGATTGCATTTAATGCTTCCTGTGTTTCAATTGGTGTAAATTCCGCCATTTTTTGTTCCTTTCTCCAATTACCGCTTGGGGTGCGTATTTTTTATATAGTAAAAGAGCAATCTTTTCAGATCGCTCTAGTAACTAACTCTTATTTTTCTCTTTTCCTTATGCTCTTTGCATAGCCAATGAGCTAATACAACACTATCTAATAAAGCTATCTCAACCCCCTCTTTGTTGGCTTTATACCCTTGTCCGCCTTTTGTTCCTATAGCTCGCTTTTCGCAATTGGTAGCAGACTGCTGCAAGGATGGTTGACCAAAATGGGTTATACTTTGTTCTTCCAAGGCCTGCTCAAAAATAGTATGAGCACTTATTACATCATTAACTGATGCTTTTTTTATTTTTATTCTAATCCTTGCATCTTTAATTAAACTCTCTAATACTTCGAATCCGGATTCTCCATCAACCGCAATTTCTTTGATACCTGTCTGCTTAATAAACGCCACAATCCAATCAAGACCGGATCTTATCGGTCTACAATCATATCCATCTATCAGTATTTTTTCATCAGAGGTCTTACATGCCAGAGACAACGCCACGTTTAACCCATCATAACCAAATTTAATACCAATTACCGGCATTCCTTGCAACTTTGGCTTTTCGGTTATTTCTAATTGCTTCCATTCTGTCAAGGTTATTGCTGATTTTTGGTTATACTTCAACCATAATCCAAGACGTTGAATATTAAAATCTATTTCATCTGAGCCTATTTCCGATCGGACATTTCGCTCTGTGAATATTGTTCCAAGTGAGGGGTTTGTTTGATACCAAGCATCTACATCATTTTGGTCTGTCATGGTATCTACAGACCATTCCGCCCATCCTGCATCTTCCTTTTTCCCCTTGATAACATCATCTCGATACTTTTGAAATACTGTACCTGCAGATACAACAGTCGGTGGTGTTCCACAATAAAGTGTCATAGGATTTTTAGAATCTGTCACAACATATTTCAAAGCAGTGTCTTGATCGTCTGTATACTCTTGTGCCTCGTCTATTATTAGAATATCAAACCCCTCACCAAGTCCTCCTTTGCTTGACCTTGTACGGAAACAGATACAGGCATCTGATCCGTCTAACATCTCAATGCGTTCTAAACCAAATTGTGCAAGTGTTTTGTAATCTTCTTTTTCCCTTAAACCGGTTTTGGAAAGCGCCCTCCCTATTTTCTCCCATGCACTGTGTGAGGTTGTAGTTCTGTGAGCCGTATACAGGACTCTAAGGCCATTTAACAGTCCCCACATTGCAACCATAATAAGAATTTCACTTTTTCCGTTTCGTCTAGGCACTGAATAACCAAATTTTTGATGCAACCAAAGTTCATCATCATTTAAGGCCATAATATCGTACACCATAAGTTCTTGCCATTCTTGTGCCGTTCTCCCCGTCTTGTTGTACAGTTCTATTGCTTCATTTCCCTTTGTTTTGGTATACGGGAGTACAAATGACTGGCTCGGGAGTTGGCTCCCTTTTCGCACTGCTGCCATTTTCCTCTCCCTTTAATTATTTTATTGTATAAAAAAAGACATCCCTACGGAGGTCTTTATCGCTATAAATAATTATCTTTCACAGTAACTATTATATTTCCTCTATTGATTTTATTTCAGATTCATCTAATTCTATTCCTGCTCGTGCAGCCTTGCTTGGAATTATTCCAATGCTGTCAAGATACGGTTCTTCATTTTCTTCTGCTGTACAAAACATATCAACATAACCCACTATGGTCTCACCATTGACAGTCTCAACCCTTACATGTTTAAACAAATACTTTTCTAAATCCATTCGTCGTTTCTCCTAGCCGGAACTGCATGAGTTCTCTTCTTTGAATAATGAATAACAAACCTATTAGTCTCTTCTTGTTTTTCACCCATATTATAGCCTATGTTATTTTTCATTTCAATTATTTCCTTAATTTGCCCGTTCTTTTTAATGTGAACAACACCTGTTCCATGCCTTTCGTCTATAATTCTTTGCAGAGTCTTCTCATCTACCGTGAAATAACTTCTTCCGGGAGTTCTTGTAGCTTCCATATGTGGAGCTTGTTTCTCCGGATTTAATTCTTTTGTAAGTTCTCCACTCTTTAATCGCCTTAGCAATTCCCTTTTTGCTTCCCTCTCTTCAGCTTTCTGCTTCTGTTCAAGTTCAAATTCTTGTTCATTTCTCAGCCTTTCCCACTCTTTCAAACTCTTTTCTTTTTTACTGTATAAATTTTTAGCCAACCCTTTAACCGGTACATACAACACCTGACACCGACAATTAGAATGCCTACGGAATACCTCATTTCCTGTTCTTTTAACGGATTCATAATCATATTCTCCGACCATATTGTTACACCACTCACAACATTTCCCGATTGATTTCCTTGTGATTTTTGTTTGTAGCCCTGAGTTGTAATGGAATTCTGCATTTGCCTGTACAGATTTATCAACTGCTGACATAGAAACATTTTCTATCTGCTGCTTTACAGCTTCACTTTTATCCGGATAATTCGGAGCATTTACAACCTCCCTAACAATTCCATCTACCTTCCTGTCTTCAAAGAATGGCCTTAGCGCTTTTATGCTTATACCTGCTTTTTTATTTAGTGCGTTTTGTATACTCTCACAAACATCTGAGACCACTTCGTGATTATGTATTAATGTACCCGGTATAATAATTTGTGCAACCTCCGGTGGAACAACACCATCAAGCAAATTTTCTTTCAATTCATTGTCTATAAGTTCGCCTATAATTTGACCTGTCAAAGAGGAAAAAGTACTGGCATCTGCATATGTCGCCTCTAATTCTTCAACCTTTTTCAGTATTTTTTGTAATCCGGCATTCTTCTTCACTGCCTTTTTATACAGCTCTTTAATTCTGTCTAGAATTTCATCCATTTATGCCTCCGATTTTATTCCGGTAAGCTCACGCATGTTATTCTCTCCCAGATATCCCGGTATCGCCTGATTAATTTTTATTGCTCCATCCCCAATTGAGGACAGCATTGCCGCATCCGGTTCAAAAATTGGTTCCCACATAGCCTTGGTTAAATAAAACTGCTGCCTCTTATATTGTATATCATCCCTCAAGCAAGCGGACAAAAATCCAACATTCAACAATCCACTCGAAAAGTTTCTTTGTGCTTTTCTTGCCATCAATCTCAAGTTATCATGTGATGCCTTGATTGCTTCAGCACTTGCAGGATTTCCTGTAGCAAAACCTAAGTCATCCAAAGTTAAACCACATTCTCCTGCAAAGAGTGAAGCAAACATTTTCAACTGAGATAAATGAGGCTCCATACTCTGTTGGGCGAATTGGCCAAATGTCGGAGATCTTCCATCTTCGTTTTCATCTATTTGAAGCATACTGGACATTGCCGATTTCCATTTATCCAGTGTTTCCATTTCAGGATCTGTTCCAACAATATATTTCTGTGGGAAGGAAAAGAATTCTGCAGATATTTCTGAACGCTTTATGGTTCTTACAGCACTACCGACAATATTCATACAAGATCGAGAAATTCGAGACCTTCCAAATACTCTCACTGCATCGGGTTTGTAGATAATCGGCACCAGCAATGGATGCTCTACTTCACTGTAAAAAACTTCTTCTTGTGTCCCTTGGTGATAATAAACTGTTGACCCTCTCAAAAAATGTGCTTCCAAGGTAGGATTGTCTGTGTCGTCTCTTTCCAGTACGGCATACCCTTCTTTTAGTAATCCCGTAATCGGATCAATAATTCCGGTAGCGTTTGCCCCATCAATCACTTGTAATCTTGGGAATCCGTCATTCCCTTGACTGATGTAGACAAAGCAGCATGAAGAAATCAAAGCGGACAAAATAGCACTATCAAAGAGTACATCAGGATTGTTCATTGTAAATATTTCGTTTAAATCAAAATTATCATCTCCAAATTCACGAAAAACGACTCTATCAGCTAGAGAATCAACAGCTTTCCCACACCACCCGAGGACTGATTGCCACTCTCTTAGTGGTGGTGGTGTTGAAATTCCAAAGTCCCTTGTATAGTTTTTCATGTCATAAAATTTATAACGCGTTAGAACCCTAGAGCGCTTCAATGCCAGCTTTTTTCTAAGGTACCCAATACCCTTGTATTCACTCATTGTTTCTATTTCCTTTGCTTATTATTTGTTTCAGCGAGATATTTTCCCAGTACGGCGTGGGGTTCGCTTTGAATCAGCACAACGGGGCATATGCCCCCCTAAATTGACTGACAATACTTTACCCAATCAATATTCTGTGGAAGATTACGATTACCTATTGCTACCAATTCATTTTCTGTATCTCCGCTTTTTGGTTTATTATATTTAAATATCTTATCGCTTTTCTCCCTGTTACAACACATATGTGCAAGTTGCAAATTGTCAATATCTGACGGATGTCCACCCTTGCTTACAGGTATAATATGGTCTATACACTTACTCATAGGGTTTGGCCACCTAAGACTCATATCAACCGGCTTACCGCATATACCGCATATTGTTCGTGTTGCATATATCTTTCTTTTATTCTTCTCAAACGCACCTCTATGCGTTCCGTCCTTGTCAGGTCTGTTCCTTGCCGGCATTTAACACTCCTTATAACTTTAAAGGGCACCCCAATTTCTTGAGGTGCCCTTTAGGAGAAACACATGTCATTTCAATTCACAGTCCTTGTCCTGCGAATCTTATGATATCAATATATCACCTTTTTAACTTTATGAGTGACCCTCTTTTTTAAATCATTAGATTTTCTTTTTTCTTTGATAGCAAATAATAAAATCTTCTACGAGTTTCATAGTATTTTCTCCTGCTGCACGGCATTCCCATAACGCTTCTTAAATACTGATATGTTACTCCTTCTTCTGTAATTGCTTTAAGTAAATATCTATATAAGTCCTTGTCTGTCTCCACAATAGTACTTTCTATAAGCTCACACTTATCTTTTAGAATAGTTCTTTTTATAGCAAGTGCCATTGTGCTATCTCCTATCCCTTTCCCACCACCTCCACCACATCCACTCTTTAAAGAATTAATTTTACTTGATAGTTCCTCCTTCCATTCGCCGTACTGCAAACAAAAATAATATAGTTCCCTTGCCTTCTTTACACTTATCCTATATTTTCCCCATTCTTCTTTATTTACCTTCACGATTTTCTACCTCGCTTTACAGCTTTGCCATTTCTAATTCAAGTGCTTTCACTATATCTGCAGCTCTTTTTTCTCCGACACCTTTTACACCTCTAACTATATCAGCAATGTATTGTATATCGATTCCCGGAACTGCTGCCTTGCCGTCTTCAAAACCACTCTTATATATACTCTTCACATAGTTATTCATTTGATTATGATCATATCTTTTTATTCGCTCATATTCTTTTCTGTTGATTACTATATCTTTTTGTATTGCCATAACTACTCCTCATATCTTTCTCTTTTAATTAAATGGTAGTCCCTCATCATCTACACCATCCGGTATATTCATAAATCCATCTGCATCCACACTTGAACTATGATTGCTTGTTGCTTTTGTATTTTCTCCTTTGCTATCTGCAAACTCCTGACTGTCAAGTATTACATCAGTTGTATATACTTTATGCCCCTCTCTATTGATATAGTTACCTGTCTGCAGTCTTCCTGATACTAAAACCCTCATCCCTTGTCTGAAATACTTCTCTGCAAATTCTGCTGCCTTTGAAAAGGCTACACAGTTTATAAAATCAGCTGATTGTTCTCCCTGCTTCTTTATAGCTCTATCAATAGCCAATGTATACCTTGCTACAGCCATGCTGTTTTCTCCGGATGTATATCTAATATCTGGATCTCTTGTGAGTCTACCCATCAATATTACTCTATTCACTTACTTTCTCCTTTATCTCCAGCCAAAGTCCTTTAACTCCATCTTTCTCATAGCAAAAATCTGTATCATATCCCTCAGCTTCGTATTCGTGCATCAGCTCTATTAAGTCGTCAGAATCTTTGCACCTGATGTATCTAATTTCTTCTAATATTTCTTTTCTTGTCATTGTTTTCTCCTTAATCTTAAAATCTTAATGCTTCGGCTTTCTTATATTCTCACTTATCCACATTTCATAAGGGTTTTTCACCTCGGTGCTTTCAAAAGATAGCTTATGAATTGTGGACAACTCTTTAATTTCTTTCCAAAGTTCCCAATCACTTAGCTTTTTGCCCTTTGAATTTGTCCAGGCTGATTTTTCCCATTCTAAAATCCATCCGTTTTGAAATGCTCTAAAAACATACTCACACCTAGTAAATACTAGGACTGAACAACTTTTTGTTAATCTCTTCAACGCATCTTTCAATGCAAGCAATGTTAGTCTATTCTCTGTAGCTCTTTCCTCATACCCAACTCCACTTCTGGTTACAGGACTGCCATCTTTTTTTATAAATTCTATTACATAGCCATAACCACCGTTTCTCTTTGCAGGCCCTCTTATTGATGTGGTTATGTAAATATTGACTCTACATTCTGTTTCCACTTAGTCTCCTCTCTTCCTACAGCTCCGGTACTTGGTAGCTTTTGCATCATATATCTTTGATATGGATAACCTGTAACAGGGTTTTCTCCTTGTATCACGCTATCAGCTATTATGTAGTATCCCTTCTTTGCCTTAGGCTCTTTCGGCCAACTCTTTCTAAGCATTATCTTGCTTTCTGCCTGTGGCTCTATCAGATTACCTCTGCTGCGTTTGTAACTAGACTTTCCCTCAGGATCCTTTGTCTCCGCTTTTACTATATACTCAGCCAATCTCTGATATGCCCCTTCTTCGTATAGATCAGTCAGAGCAATATGGCCATACTCCCAATATTTTCTTATAAGCTGAAGCATATTTACCGGATCAGTGATGTTTTCAACTATGATGTGATGATGTAGGGCATTTCCTTTTTTGCCCATCTCAGTAACTCCGATATACTTGAAACTTATCCCATATTTTTTCAGATTCAGCCTCACCTTCTTAAAGAAATTGCTTAACTGGTCTTTTGCCTCTTTGAAGTCTTCAGGTCTCAGTTCCTTTTTATACTTTAGTACAATATGCCAATCTCCTGCTTTGAAATTGCTCAATATCAGCCTCTGTACTTTTCTCACCCTGTTGGCATGGTTCTGTTTTTTTATCACTTCCGGAGATACTTTTTCTCTTTTTTCTCTCTTTTTCCCCGGAGCTCCATAGTTACCCGGATAAAAATTGTGAACCTCTATTATCTCCTTATGTTTCCCTAGGTTGTACATTTTTTTAACATACATTTCTCTACGCTCCTTAGTCGTAACTTTAATATTTTAATCAAGCAGTTAAAGGGGTTTTACCCCGCTTTTTTTCTTGACTTCTTAGACCAAAAAGCATAGAATATTTATGTCAAGTAGATGCTTTTTAGCATTATGAGCCTGTCTTTGTTACAGGCTCATTTTTTATACATTTCATTATTTTGTTAAAACCTTTTATTTGTTTCAAATTCTTTTCTAAATTCCTTATCTGAACTTGTTATAAATACCGGCACACCATCAAACTCTCCGTGATGGCCACGATCAGTAACATTGGCAATATAAAACTGGCTTTCATAACCCCTTTTTTCATTTATTTGGTGCCATACACTTCCAATAAATCTTTTCAGTATAGTTCCTCTAGTCACTGTTCTTGCAGTACTCCTTAGATCCTCATATTCGTAGTTATCATCTACCCAACTGTATACATATCCCAATTCCTCTCCTCCCAGAAGTCACTACCCATTGTAATTATCTTATTCCCAAGAGTTCCGCCACTATGTGATGTCTTTTTTGCCGCCTCAGCTAACGTTCCACCACAATCTAATATAAGTTTAGCTTCACGCAATTCTTCATATGTCCAGTAATTAAACGGTCTAATAGATATATGTTTACTCCATCTGCTCCTATCCCATATATCGTTCCCCATATCGTATAGTTTTCTATGAATACTTCCATAGCTACGATTCAAACGTTCAGCAATTGCTCTTTGTGTACTTCCCTTTTTAACCATATCAGCCATGATTTCAAACTCTTCTTCAGTCCACAATCTATGTATAGCTATTTTCTTACTCATAACAAAACTATTCCTATAACAATTCCTACAACGATTAGACCAACGCAAATAGTAATCTTTTCAACTACGGCTATTGTTTCTTCGATATTCTTATTGCACTCCATAAGGTTTTCAAATTCCTCTTTTTTTATCAGCATATATTCACCTTCAGTTTTATCATCAAAAACATTAGGTACCTGTATTTGTCTATCCTCATCTCTTTGAATATTTTTATTCATGTATGTTCTCCCTTATCCTAAACTATCCCTAAATACTCTTTTATTACTCCTGCTGCATCCTCAAATCCATAACAGACTACTGCTGCATAGCCTTGCTTATTCAGATTCTTTAGCCATTCATCTTGAAAATTCGTTGTTTTATTCTTTCCGAACTTCATCTCAATAAATAAGCCGTTCTTTCCATGCCTGCTTACCGGAAGAAACAGATCAGGAACTCCTGCCTTTACTCCCTGCCTCTTAAGATTTATTGCCTCCAGTCTGTTTCTGCTCCCACCATTTGGAATGTGAAACAGTAGACTTAATTCCTTATGAGTGTTTGACATCAAATTAGCCCAATCTATTAAAAGAGCTTGCTCCGTTGCCTCCGACTTCTTTTTATCCTGCAATCTCACTTTCTACCCTTCCCCTGTAACTTTATATCCTCATTCAGCCATCTATTGAGTCCATCCGTCTCAAAAATAATATGGCTGTTTCTCCTTAACGGATTCATCTTCCTTGCAAAGTTCTGTCTAGGATTTCTAAATATTTCCATTAACATTTCTTTGGGAAAACCCATCTCACAAAGTTCACTGATTTTCATTATTTGCCTCGGAAATTCCATATTCACCTCTCTCTTAGATCAATAATCCACTCCATCTTCTCCATACTTTTCCATAACTCTTATCGCAATATTCAAGGCCTTTACATCATCTGCCCATATACTCCATTCAGATCCATTTGCATTTCTAAAATTCTCACAGTGCTCTTTCAGGTCTGTAAGTTGTTCTATTGTTTCTTCTCTACTCATTTACTTTTCTATCTCCGTATAAATTATCTGCACGTTGCCCGTAATCATGGGCAATTTTACTTGCCATTATCTTCTCCTTAAATTACATTTCTGATTTCTTTTACTATCTCCAATGCATCTTCCAATACTTTCTTCTTTTCTTTCCACTTTCTATAATCACTTGTATTTGAGAAGGCAAAATTAGCCTTCCACCTACAGCAACTTATAGCTTTCTCAATAAGTCTTATTAGCTCCGCTCCATTATCACGGTTTATCCTATTTTCTGTTTTCATAATTTCCCCTTTTGTTTTTCCTTATATAACTTTTACAAATATGAATTCCTATTTTCTCTGTCCAAATCAATTTACTTTTAGCTATATATCTCCTAAACTATTCTTACAGGCTCTGACCGGCCGAGTTTTTAGAAAGGAGCATAATTCTTATATGAGTAATATGATTTTTAAAGTAATTGACCTATGGGCTATTGCTAACCTTATGAAAAAAGATAAGGTAAAATATGTTGAGATTTCTTTTGATGATAAACTGGGTGAAATCTCTTTTGCCGGTAAGTCAACCGATTGGGGCCTTGACTGGGATGTTGACTATGAATCTATTCAAGCTCTTGACTACCAAGATCCTGACGAACAATAGGCTCTAGATTCACAAACTTATAACTTACTTTTAGGTGGTGAGCTAAATCTCTCACTGCCTTTTTAAATTTCTCTGCTTTTTCATCTTTCATTTCCGACAAAATAGTTATGCTCTCTTCATGCCTTACTCTACTTATCTCTGTTATCATACTTACTCCTTATTTCATCATCTCGCGTAAATTAGCTGCACGTTGCCCGTAATCACGGACAATTTTATTTGCCTCCATTTGAATATCAGTTTCCTTAATCAAAAATCCGTCCATTGTCCAAAACTGAGTAATGTTTCTAAATGGATCATTCGGTGTCCCTGCTCCCCTCATTGCAACGGTTCTTATTACCTGTATAACATCTACTGATGTAACTGCATCCGGTATGATATCTTTATTTGCCTCCATTTGAATATCGGTTTCTTTAATCAACAACCCGTCCATTGTCCAAAATTGAGTAATGTTTCTAAATGGATCATTCGGTGTCCCTGCTCCCCTCATTGCAACTGTTCTTATTACCTGCATAACATCTACTGATGTAACTGCATCCGGTATGATTTCCTTATTTGCCATTATCTTCTCCTTAAATCACATTTCTTATTTCTTTTACTATTTCTAATGCATCTTCCAATACTTTCTTCTTTTCTTTCCACTTTCTATAATCACTTGTATTTGAGAAGGCAAAATTAGCCTTCCACCTACAGCAACTTATAGCCTTCTCAACAAGTCTTATTAACTCTGCTCCATTGTTCCGGTTTATCTTATTATCCATTTTCATGATTACTCCTTATTTTTTCCTAGGAAAAGATTCACAAAGTAGACTTGACCTTTCCCGGATACTTTGGTTGTCTTAGTGACTACTGTGACACCCTCGGAATTTATATAGCTGCTCTCTTTAATTTCAAACAACTGCTGCTCCATTGCTCTTTGAGTAGGCATATTTCTGCTACTACCGGATTTCATTAGATATCCCTTGTCCCTAAGCCACGCAAACAACCTTGTCTGTCCAATATTTACTCCGTTTTGCTTAAGCAATTTTGCAAGCTCTCCCACAAGTATTGATGTGCGACTTGCCGATACCGACTTTGCAAAGAGTGCTAAAGGCTGCAGCTTCTCATTCTCTTCTTCAAGCGATTTTCTTGCTTCCCTTTCTTCTTTTAACGCTTTAAATGCCTCTATCATAAAGTCAGGATTATTAATAAGCTCTTCCGTAGCGTATAATCCATGTTTACGAACTGATTTAAGTATCTGTTTTACTTCTCTCTTAAATTCCTTTGCTATCGGCTTTCTACTCTGCATCAAGACTTCATACAGTCCATCTTCTGTTAAGAACCACATTTCACGATTTTGACCTGACACAAACAATGTTTGTATCAGCTTTTCATTATCATCTACAGTTCTCATCATTGTTGAAATATCACTATGCTCAATACAATTTGCAACATCCTTAGCTAAGAACAGAGGGTTTTCAAAATCTCCATATATCTTGAACTCTTTACCCAACACTTCCCTCTGCTCTATAATCTTCAGATCATTCAAAATCTCACCTCTTTTCTTTTTTTAATACGCAAATACCTCCTAACTTGCCTTATCAATTTCCTTAGCTTTTTGCTCATTTTGCATATTGCAAAAACTCATTCCGTCCGCTACTCCCATAATGTACTTCTTTGCACCGTCATCCAACTTCTCAATAATTCCGATCAGGCTAATAAGAGCCATCTTATCCTCGTTTGTCATATTTTTTTCCTTTCTATTTGATAAACAGTAGGTACAGTCCTACTACAACGACTACCAGTTCAGCTATGCTAAATATTAACTTTGCTACTTTTTTCATCTTATTGCCCTTGCAATGAAGAAATGGTATACTTCAGTCAGGTCTGAGGCTTTCGCCCCATTCCTAACTTTATTTTTTATTTGATACTTTGAAGTATCATGTGTATTACTGATATTAGAGTTCCAACCTCTAATGCCAGCCTGATGAGCTTTCCGGTTAAGACGGTGAGCTCATCAATGATTTTGTACCATTTCTTCATTGATTTTCTCCTTTCTCTTGTTTATGTAAACATTATAGTTCCTTAAGACAACTTTGTCAATAGTTTTGTGTTGTTTTAGGGAACTTTTTTCTTGACTTTTTCCCGCGTATATTTTATACTTCAGTCATGGAGGTAATTAACATGATAAAAAAAACATCATTACTTTTATTTACCTTATTTAGATTAGTCATTGTAGTAGTTGGTCTGTTCCTGCTATTTAGCAAGACTATATAGAAAGGAGGTAGAATGGGCGAAAGGTTAAAGGAATTAAGAAAAACACTTGGACTAACTTTAGAAGCTTTTGGTGAAAAGGTAGGTGTTGGTAAATCTTCTATTTCACGATTGGAAAAGGGAACAAATAATCTCACAGAACAAATGATTTTAGCTATTTGCAGGGAATTCGATGTAAATGAAAATTGGCTCCGAACCGGAGAAGGTGAGATGTTTCTAAAGCTTGACAGAGAAACAGAAATTGCTAAACTTACACGAGATTTGTTATTAGAAGAAGAAGATTCTTTTAAAAATAGAGTTATATCCGTACTGGCAAAACTTACACCGGAACAATGGAAGGTGCTTAGTGAGATAGCTGAAGGACTAACAAAAAAAGACTAGGTACCCACCGAAGTGGGACTTACCTAATCTAAGAATGCTTTTATGAGTTTGTAGATATATCTTAGTTGTTTTTCACTAAGCTTATCCAACAACTCAACAATCAATTTTTTATACTCTCCATCCACCTAAATACCTCCTTGACGCACTATTTAAGGTAGCGATAAGGCAATTATATAGGACATATGTTCTATTGTCAATTATGATTTTTCTTTACACGGAGTGGCATGGTGGTGGTTTTGCAACTTGTTCCAAAAAGGAAAAAGTTCAAATTTAACTGTAGTATTATACAAATATAGGATTTAGAATACATGGATAATAATTACACTGAGGAAATATTTGAAGGTATAAAGCATATAAATGAATATAATCAAGAGTTTTGGTATGCAAGAGAACTGCAGACGGCACTTGAATACGGTAAGTGGGATAATTTTAAAAATGTTTTAGATAAGGCTAAGGATGCATGCAAAAACTCAGGAAATAACGTTGATGACCATTTTGCCGACGTCGGGAAAATGGTACATGTAGGTATTGCCGACAGAGAGATACAAGATATTGTGTTATCCAGATATGCTTGCTATCTGATTGTGATGAATGGTGACAGCAGAAAAGAAGTCATTGCTCTTGGCCAAACCTATTTTGCAGTAAAAACAAGGCAACAAGAATTAATTGATGACTATGAGCATCTTACAGATGATCAGAAGAGACTTGCTATCCGTAAAGAAATGGCAGAGCATAATAAACAACTTGTAGCTGCTGCAAAAGATGCAGGCGTTGAAAGCTCTCTTGATTATGCTATATTTCAAAATTATGGTTATCAAGGCCTTTATGGCGGTCTTAAAGCTTCAGATATACACAAATTAAAGGGACTTAAAAAAGGCCAGCAGATTCTTGATCATATGGATTATGAAGAACTTGCAGCCAATCTTTTTAGAGCTACACAAACTGAAGCTAAGTTAAGGCGTGAAAATATTCAGGGTAAAGCAAATGCAAATCAGACTCATTTTGAAGTAGGTAAGAAAGTACGAGATACTATAAAGGATCTTGGCGGAACAATGCCGGAGGATTTACCTACACCTGATAAGAGTATTAAACAGATAGAAAAAGAACAGAAAAAGCTTGAGAACAAACAAAAAAGATAATAAAAAAGCCACCCGGTACGCTAATACAGGATGGCCAAACATACTATTGCAAGCTACTGCTCACTACAATATGCCCTCAACAAGATATATTGTACCATATTAGCAGCTGTTTTTGCAATGGCTGTTATTTTTGTGCGTAAAATTAAGGAAGGTGCAATATGGCAAAAGCAAAATATACCAAATCTAAAGATGGTAAGTGGTACGCTTATGTATGGGACGGAACATATACCGCTACGGGAGCCAAGAAAAGAAAGAAGCTATCCTCATCGAAATCAAGTGGTGACCTTGAGAAAAAGGTTTTTGAGTTTAATCGTGCATTAAAAGAAAATGAGTATGTTAAACCAAGTAATTATTCTGTTTTAGAATACTCAAGGCATTGGTTTATCACTTATAAGGCAATCAGAGAACTAAATACAAGAAAAATGTATGAGAATATAATAGAAAAGCACATATCCATGTTCTCAACTGTCAGGTTACAAGACTTCCAAAGATTCCATATACAGATGCTAATAAATAAAAATAGTGAGCAGCCTAGAACCTGTGAACAAATAATGCTTACTATAAAGCAAGTAATAAAGTCGGCAATATCAGATAAGATTATTCCGCCTACTGCCCTCTTAGATCTGACAACCGGAATAAGCCTTCCAAAGAAAAATACAAAATCTAAAAAGAGACCGCTTACAAAGAATGAAATACAAGCTATCAAAACAGCTGATTTTCTTCCTAACGAAAAAGCCTATGTTCTTATACTATATGGCTGTGGCCTCAGAAGAGAGGAGGCACTAGCAATAATGCGATCTGACATTAACCTTGTAGAGGGAACGCTTAGAGTAGAAAGAGCCGTTGTATTTGATGTTAATACTCCTATTATTAAATCTCCTAAGACTCACAACGGATACAGAACAATTCCTATGCCTGATTGGCTTACATCATACCTAAAGGAATATATTCCTACACTTAAGACAGATTATCTGTTTACTACAAGGGATGAGCTGATAACTAAATCAAGTTTTAATAAGATGTGGAGAAGAATATTAAAGAAGATGAATCTTGAAGCAGATGAAGAAATTACCGGGCTAACCAGTCATATCTTCAGGCATAACTACTGTAGCAACCTCTGCTACCAAGTTCCCAAAATCAGTATAAAGAAAATCGCATCACTAATGGGTGATACTGAAAAGATGGTCCTTGATGTATATAATCACTTGATAGAAGAAAAAGAAAATACAACTGCTGCTATAAGTGAAGCTTTTAAGTTGTAATGTAAAAGGTATTTGGCTAATGTTATTCAACTATATAAAAAAGTTGCATTTACTTTTACTTACTCCCGTTACTTCCTTTTATTTAGGGCTTTCCACGGTTGCAAAAAAGTTGCATTATGATTTTTAAACGCCCAAAGTTGCAAAAAAGTTGCATTTATTTTCGCTTACTCTGCTCACTTTTATATACCTTGAAATACACAAAAAATGGCTCAAAGCCTTGTAAATCAAAGCTTTGAG